ACTCTACATCACACCAAATTGAATTATCATGCTTATTCAATTGTCGTCCTTTGTTTCGTCGTTGTTTGTCGCTTCGTTTCGGAGCTACTTCACCAGTCTGCTCATTACTGTATTGCGTGCCCTTGGCAAGTATATAGTGGAAAGCAAGTGGGAAGGGCTCACCAATGTAATTTTTACTTGGGAAGCTTTTGAAGTGATGATGACGACAGGAATTTTATGGGCAGTTTCCAGCCAAATCATTGCAGTTTTTGGCAGTGTATTGAGCGGAAAGACCAGGGCTTCGATTCCTGGTGACCCGTACTCGGGGGGGTACGGATGGTGCGAATGGTTACAGAGGAAGATTACAGACCGAACGCGGAAGGATTTATCAATGGTGTTTCACCCCCTGGATTACTTTGCTGAGGAGCGGAAAAGGGAAGACGACAACGGACACAAGATCTCCGGTTCCACGAGGGACGGGGCTTATGCCGTTATAGAGTCTGCGATCGACAAGTACGGGTGGGAGAAAATGGAAGTTTCTCCACCAAAGAAGGGTCGAAAGCAGAACGATATCGTCGTTCACTACTCCCCAGCCGACATCAAGCAAGCAGCGCAAGACGGACGACTACATGCGAAATCAATGGTCGTTTGTGTTGACACTGATTATTATGTTAAGAACTGGGATAAGTTGTTAGGATACGGTAATCCAGCATTGATATATACATTTGCCCCACGGAAGGTCAGCGGGAAAGATGGAGAATGTAGGTACAGAATAAAGAACAACGTCATTTACTATGAAGTAGATGGCGGAGAATCCTGGACTCATAGAATATGGGACTGGACACGTGTTGGTTGTGAGTACCTTGAATTCTATAAACCGCTTGACTCTTTCATTGACGTTCTACTGAGTTGGATTGGCATCCGAACTGTGGTTTACTCCAAAGTTTGTCATGCCAGACCCTACAAGTCTTGCCCCGAAAGGGCTCTTGTTTGGGTGCTGCCAGAGTCAAGGTCAATGAAGTTTACGTGGATTGCGAATATAATGAGCGCTCGAAGGTTAGAAAGGGTTGATTATCAAGACAAGAGACTTCCTGGTTGGAACAGTGCTGTTTCAAACCAGGACGATATCCTCATCAGTTTAGGCCGAGAGGGAGAAGACTTAAGCGTACAAGTGAACAAGGAGCACGTTGATGCTATCTTGGGTCTTGGAAGCGCACAAGCAGTCAGTTCCCGTCTACTGAATTGGGGGTACAAAGCCAACGACTTGACTTCAACCTTACTAACACAGTACTACCTGGCAATAACACCTGCCAGGTTTGACACACCAAGATTCGGACGGCCGATTGAGCCGAAGGCCCATTGGCCAGTGAAGACCACTTTTGTGGAGCCGGTTGTCAGCGGACGAGCAATATCATCGCCGTTGTTAACCGATGAGAGTATGTTACCAATGATTAAAGACGAAGAAAGTTTCAGGGCATCAGTGGATAAACGGATAACGAGGGCAAAGAATACGACCACACCCAAATTGTGGTTTGTGCACAGAGCCACGGAGTTTGTAAACTTGGTTGTGCCAGCAAACATCGCTGGCACTGGAAATCCGTATAACATTGACAAAGTGTTTGAAAACTTGAACAAACCATCACAGAAAGCACTGTTGGCGCGTGTTGCTGAATCATTTAATGACCCGTATAAGATGACGTTTTCCTCGTTCATAAAGAATGAACCCGTTGCGAAACCATCCAGGATCATACAAGCTTTGAATGACCCAAAGTACTTGGTTGAAGTAAGCAAATACACGTTGTCCTTCCGTGACGAAGTGTTGCATAAGTTTAGGTGGTTCACACCTGGAAAGACGCCGATTGAAATCGCCAATGCCGTGAAGGAGTACGTTGGAGAAGTTGCTGAACCGTTAGAAGCGGATTTCAGTAATTTTGATGGTAGCGTATCTGGTTGGCTGCAAATTAATGTTATGAATGCGGTCATATTGAAGTGGATGCATGCGGATCACAATGCCGCTGCGAACGCCGCTCTGAGAGGATTGCTGGGAAACCGTGCAACATCGAAGAGGTTTGGCTTTCCATATGACGCTGGAGAAGGAGTCAAAAGTGGTTCTCCAACCACTTGCGACTTGAACACCGTTCTCAATGCATTCGTACAATACTGCGCAGTCAAAGGATATCACACAAAATTGACACCAGAGGAAGCATTCCAGAAGATCGGAATGGTATTCGGAGATGATTCCCTATTTGATCGAACTTATCAAAAGAGTTTCGAAAAGGTAGCGAGTGGACTAGGATTGACACTAAAAGTGATCGATGAGTATCGTGAAGGAAGAGGAATTGGGTTCTTAGGAAGAGTGTATGTTGATCCGTATACGACAACAACTTCTATCCAGGATCCCATCCGCACGTTACGGAAAATCCATTTGACAACGAGAGATGTCAATGTCCCGATAGCCGAAGCCGCATTTGATCGCGTAGAAGGCTACTTGATCACAGATCCCATAACGCCGATAATTTCCAATTATTGCAAATTGGTTAAGCGTCGTATGGATGAGAAGTGTGACCACGAGAGGAGAATCAAGCGAAAGGATCGCGAATACAGATACCATGGTGAACCTGGTAATACATGGCCCCAAGAAGAAGGACAAGTCGGAAAGATGCTAGAAGTAATTTCCAGGAGGTTGGGAATTTCTGTCAGAGACGTGGAAGCGTGGCAGAAGAAGATCGACGACTGTGAGGACTTGGACCAAATACCGATGCTACCACGAGAAGAGGTCAACGTGGAAGAAACAATCCTTGAAGATGGCACGGTAATTGGGGTGGGCAACGTTAATATAGAACACACCGAATCAAACAATCAACATGAC